CGACGACGAGCGGCGGCTATCCTGCGGTGTCCGTCACTGGCCTGCCGCCTAGCACGCTTGTCGCAAGGCCGGGCGAGTTCATCCGCCTCTTCGCGGACAGCAACGGCGGCGAGCATGTCAGCCAAGTGCTTGCCCCGGCCTATTCGGATGAGAACGGTGCGGCGCTGATCAAAGTGCTGGACGCCCTGCCGTCGCTAACCGAGGTGCCCGTGAATTTCGGGGATCGTGCCTCGGCGGTGTTCAAGCCCATCAGCTACCCGCGCGCGGTGCAGCCCGTGCGCGGTGATTGGACATACGATTGGCAGTTCCGCGAGGTTTTCGCGGACGAGGTGGGCGGCTTTGAGGAGGTGGACCCGTGGTGAAGGATAATCAGGATATGACACCGAAAGAGGCTGCGCTGGCGGTCGAAAATCTGCTGAATAACGCGGGATATCGCATGACCGGTGTACAATTCACCGAGGCCCTTCCCGGCGGCACCGGCAGCTACAGGTTCGCCCCAAATGGGATCGACGGAAAGGGCGGGTATATCGTGCCGCTCGCCAACGATGAGTGTGTGGTCGAATGCTCTTCGCGTCCTGTTGATGTGCGCGTCACGGCGTCAGGCGACGGAAGGTTGAGGGCTGAGATCGAGAGGATTGCAACTGATGCTGTCTGCCGCCTGAACCGCGAGCGGCCTCTTCGCTGATATGGCGCTAATCCGCGACATCCATCCCGATACGCTGGCGGCGCTGGAGGCTGGCAACTTCCATCCCGTGCTGCTGGTCTATCTCGACTGGCCGAATGCGCCCCTGCGCGCTCATACCGGCGTCGGGCCGATCCAGTGGGACGGGAACGAATGGCACGGGGTTGGCGAGTTCGGGGACGTGCAGATCCCCGGTGAAGCGGCGGGCCTTGCATCTGCGGAGGGCGAGCTTTCACTATTCGGCCTCGATGACACGCTGGACGATTACCTAGACGACGACATCCGGGGCAGGGCGGCGCGGATCTATGCCGGTGTCACGACGGAGCGCGGCGGCAATACCCTGATCGGTGATCCGTTCTTGGCATTCGCCGGGTACATGGATGCGCTGCGCGACAACGTGGAAGTGACCCGAGACGAGGGGCAGCGCACCATCATGCGCGGCGTCCGGCTGACCATCGCGCACGCCCCGAGCCAGCGTAGCACGGCGGGCGTCTATCACACCTATCAGGACCAGATCACGAAGCACCCCGGCGACACGGCAGGGCGCTACGCGACGACATCCGAGCGGGACGTTTCGACCACCACCCATACCAAGTGGCCCGGCTAGGCCAGTGCGAGACATTGCTGCGGACATCATGTCCTGCCGGTGGCGGTGGGGCGTGGCGGACTGCTGCGCGAGCGCCTGCGACGTGTTCGAGGCGTGGCACGGCATAGACCCCATGCGGCCCCTCAGAGGGCGTTACAGCGGCCCGGTGCAGGCGGCGCAGATCATCACCGAGGCGGGCGGGATGGCTACTCTTGCCGCGTCTCTGGCCGCTCAGGCGGGCTTGCGGCCCGGCATAGGCGGTGCGGGGGAGATCGGCGTGCGTGATGGGTGCCTCGTGGTCGCGCCCGCCCCCGGCGAATGGTGGGGCAAGACGATCTCGGGATTTTCGATCAACCGCGACGTGGAGGTGAGTTGGCGTGCGTAAGATGATTGCCGCGCTGATGGTTTCCACGGCGCTTACTTTCCCTGCGAAGGCCGAAGCTGGGCCGATTGCCGGTGCCATCGCTGCGGTGCAGTCGGCCATTGCGGCAGGCGGTGTTGCGGGTGCGCTGGCGAATATCGGCCTTGGACTTGCGGTGTCGTTTGTCTCCGGCCTGCTCTTTGGCCCGCAGGCCCCGTCGCCGTCGAACCTTCGGCGCGAAATATCGGCCCCGTCTAGCCGCCCGGCTTATCGTTTCGTCTACGGCAGGTCCAAGGCGGCCTGCACTCCGCTGCGCTGGCGTGTGCAGGGGGAAAAGCTTTTCGGATGCCTTCTGGTCAACAGCCGTCCGAGCGATATCGGCACCCTTGAAGTGATCGTGGACGACCGGCAATGCTCCTATCAGGGCGGCAACATCTACAACTTCGGCGGGGCCGGGGCGCACTACAAGCCGGAGGACTTCAACGAAGAGAGCGGCGTCGGCAACGGAGGTAAGGCGCTAGAAGTATGGTTGCAGCGCGGCGACGAGGATAGCCCGCCGCAGGAGTTCCTCGACGCTTTCTCGGGCAGCTTCCAGTCGTCGGATGCTTGGAAGGGCCGCACTGTCCTTTGGGTCATCGCGGCGACGGGCGGCAACCCCGAGAAGAACGTCGAGCGGTGGCCTTCTGCGCCGCCCAACTTCGCGGTCGTGATGAACGGCTGCAAGGTTTGGGACCCACGAGATGCGGCACAAGATCCGGACGACCCCTCAACCTGGACCTATTCGGACAACCAGACGCTCTGTGCGCTGGACGCCCTGCGCACGAACCCGGTTCGGCAGTATTCTCTCAGCCAGATCCACCTAGACAGCTTCATCGCTGGCGCGGATATCGCTGACGAGAGCGTGCCCAGAAAGGCCGGGGGCACCGACAGGCGGTATCGGATCAGCGGGACCATCGTGTTTCGCGACGGCACCGAGATCATGCAGCAGCTGGAGCCTATCGCGCTGGCCGGGGCTGGCCGGTTCGCCCCCGTCTCGGGGACCGTCGCTTATGTGCCGGGGGCCTATCAGGAGCCGATCTATACCGCGACCGACATCCTCGATGATGACCCCATCGTATACGAGACGCTGCGCTCTGGCCGGGACCAGCCCCGCGCGGTGCGGACGAGCTACACGAACCCGTCCGACGCATGGGAGGAGGCGGAATTGCCCATGCTGGCAATCGGGGGCGGACCAGCGCCCGATGTCGAAGAGGATGTGCGCAACGTCGATCTGACCATGGTGGCCCATGCACGGCAGGCGATGCGCATTCAGCAGATCATCGCGCGCCGTGCCGGGGCGCAGAAAACGCTTTCTTGCACCCTTCCGCCGGGGGCCATTGTCGCGGTCGGCGGGTCCAATATCGCCATGTCCTGTCCTGAGCCTTTCCAGCGATGGAACGGTGTTTGGAAGGTGGAAAGCACCGCGCCCGTCTGGTCCGTTGGCGGTGCCGATGAGGGCGAGGTCGGCCCCGTTCATATGCGGGTGCCTGTCGAGCTGACCGAGGACAAGGCGAGCCTCTATGACTGGAACCCGCTAACCGACGAGTTCGACCTGTATCAAGAAACGTGGGAGCTGCCTGAGGGTGGCACTCTGGAGCCGGGGCCAATCACGGTCACGTCCGAAACCGGGTCTTCTCGGCTGCGCTTTGCCGCCGATCCATCGCCGTCCTTTGGCGCATCCTACGAGTGGGAGTATCGGGTCGGGGATGGACCTTGGCAGACCGGCGGGGAGATCGGGGCCGATATCCGCGATAGTTCGGGCAAGGTGTTCGATTATCTCGACGTTTTCCAGCCTGATCAGCCCTACGATATCAGGCTGAAAGCGGTGCGATCCACGGAATCCCCGTGGGTTTATGCCTACGACGCGATCCTCGCCTTCGACCTGATCGTCAACAGCATCTCCGATAACGGATCGGGTTCTGTCCTCGCCAACGTAACGGCGCCGAACGTTTCGTTCTTTGCATCAGTGCGGGCCTATTTCGGAGCGCAGGGCAGCAGCTTTAACGACGCAACGCGGATCTGGGGCAGCTACGACTTCGACCCTAGCGAAACAGTCAGTCTGACCTTCGCGGGTCAGGCCGGGACAAATGATTACTGGCTCGTTCCCGTAACGTCATCCGGCGGCGAGGGACAGCCCGCCGGACCATACACCATTACAATATAAGAGGCGTCACATGCAGCTCCCGCAGCCGTTCACGCTGTCCGTTTCGGGCAACGACCCAAAAATCACGAGCAAAGAGGTGCTGGAAAGCAGCGTAAACACCAGCCTTCAGGACACGATTGACCTGCTCACAGTCTACGTGGATCAGACCGAAAACGGACTGATAGAACAAATTCAGGCGCTGGCGACTGGCTTGCAGGCGGCGGGAGATTGGGACCCATCCTCTGGCGTCTTCCCGGTCGGGTCGGAGGTAGGAGGCTACTATCTCGTCAGCGGGTCGGGGACAGTAGACGGGGTCTCATTCGAGGTTGGCGACTGGTTGATCCCGCTGAAGGACGGCGCATCCACCAGCGTCTATAGCGGAGAGTGGGCAACGGGCCGATACTCGCAAGTCTTGGAAGGCGCGGATGGGCGAGCTTTTACTGACCAATCCGAAATGCAAGCGGCGACAGATCTGGCCGTGGGGCAGTCAATCGACATACCCACAGGTCGCTTCATCACCGTGGCGGGGGCAACCTATAGCGCAAACGACGCCACGGTGATTGATCTCGCAGGTTCAGGTTTACAGGCTGTTCTCGCCCCCGGCGCCAGCCTGCCCGACGATGACGCTTTTCAGAGCGACACGCGGCCATCATCTTGGTTTTCTGGTGTGACAACCTTGAGTATCGGCGGGCCGAGCGGGTGGACTCTGAAGAGGGTCGTTGCCGACGCAGACAGGACAACGGATGGCGGCTCCATGTGGCAGGTTCTGCCCGGTGCGGCGGGGTTGGACGTTCGAGCATTCGGCGCAAAGGGGGATGGCACCGTAGACGATAGCGCGGTTCTCCTTGCGGCTGACGCTCGCGCGCAGGCGCTGGACGTTCCGCTGATCGGGATCGGTGTCTACGGCGTCTCTACTCCAATGATCTTGGGTGCCAAACGATTGGACCTGACTTTGTCAGTTCTTCCGGGATTTACCGGAGCTTATGTTGCCCGATGCCAAACGACAGACCCGGCAGCTGTCATCGACTGGACGCTCCGAGTTGAGGGCAACAACGTACACGGCAGCCTTCGAAAGGGCTTCAATCCTGGCGGCGGGGTGTTCCCAAGCCCTTCTGTAACCGGCGATGTGTTCGTTGCCAGTGCAAGCGGGACAATCGACGGGCAGACATTCGCGAAATATGATCGACTGCGCGCCACGGTGGACAGTGCATCAACCACCACCTTCTCGGGGAGCTGGGAGCGGCCAAGCGTGATCTCTGCGCTTGAGGTGGAAGGTGTTGCGTCTCCGAATGCCACTTTCCGCCTTGTTGCAAACTTCTGCGACCGGGGCCTTTACGCTTACAACAACACCGAGCGGGCTGCCTTTGATGTGACCGGGCGTCTGACCGGGGAGCTTGTCGTGGAGGCAAGCCACGTCGGCGGGGCCACATCGTCGCCGGACAATGTGAGCTACCGCATTCGCGGTTCGTCCTGCATGTCGTGGTTCCGTTCGGAAGGCAGTATCGTTTCGCAAGCGTGGTTCGATACGCAGATCACGATGGAGGGTATGCAGTCCATTCCGGCCTTTGACATCGCATCGGATCGCGTCACGCGCCTGTCCGGCTGTCAGCGGGGCAATAGGGGGAAAGGACTGATCAGACCGAACGATAGCGCCAACCTTTCCAACGTGGTCATTTTCGATAATTTCCACCTCGAATACCCGGCAACCGACGACAACACGTCCGCGCTGGAGATCGACAATGCCTCCTACGTCAGTGGAAACTTGACGGTCAGCGAACCAGGTGGGTCTACCAGGATCAAGGCGCTTGACGGCGGCGACCTGTCAATTGTGGCTCTTCGCCAGAAGAAGACGGGGCACATGCTGCGCCTAGGAACATCGACCACGATCATAAGCCGCGCGCATATCAGGCTCTACGTCCCGCGTGCCGACCTGGCGACGGAAGCCATCATCATAGACAGCGCGGTCAAAAGTTTGGTGGAATATAGGGGCGTCCCATTACCATGTCGGCTGTACGCCGGTACGGAAAATGAACTGCGGCTACCCGGTGAGATGATCTCGACAAATACCGAGGTGGAAATCGTTCCTACAACGGGAAACAGGGTCCGCTTTGGCCCTGGTCCGACGACCACACAAATCCGAGCTTATTCCCATGCCGTGCGCGGAATGGTGGTTGAGGCTAGCGACAATCTCCAGCTTGAAGCGCATTTCACTGATCGCGGCACCGCGGACGGCTGGCAGCAGGCGGCCCGCGAAAACCTCGGGACCACGACCTAACCACCCCACATCGCAGGAGACGCTAATGGCGAGTATCACTCTCCAGCCGGAGAAGGTCGTCCGTCTGGACATTGACGACTTCTACGACGGCGAAAACCTCAAGCTTCAGATCAACGGTGGTGATGCCTCTTCGATCATCATGACGCTGGCAGCCAAGCGCACAGGCAACGATAGCGATCCAGAGGCGAGCTACGAGTTCGAGCCGGACGGAAGCGGGCTGGTCAACATCACGCCCGCAGAGCTGGCGGCAGTCTCTGAGGAAGGGACGCTGTTCTACAACCTTTGGGAATACGACGGGTCCGAGTGGGTTCTGCGCGCGGCTGGCACCGTCGTGAAAAAGGCCGCGATCCGGCCGAGCCGTCTGCCGGGCAATCCGAACGCCGTCTTTGCAGCCAATATCTATGAACCGGGAGTATTCGTCTAATGGCACTGACAAAACGACTCGTCAAAGGCTCGGCCATCACGGCGGAAGAGCACGATGCAAACCTCGATCACGTTCTGGACCGCGCGAACCAGTCGGGTCAAGTGCCGTGGGACGACGTATCAGGGAAGCCGACGCTCGGCTCCGCTGCGGCCCAAGATACTGGCGATTTCGCGACTTCGGCACAGGGCGCGAAGGCTGACACGGCGGTACAGTCGCAACCGGCTGGCGCAGCTGGCCGCCCTGTTCCTTTCCTCTTGATGGCTACGACAGCCGAATACGACGACACGGTCGCGCAGAACCCAACTGCCGTCATCCTGGAGGTTGATAGCTATGTCTAAGGTTCTCTCCATCACGCTGCCCGGAGGCGTCAAGGTGCCGCTAAACGGCGGTCCCGTTGACTTCACGCTGTCCCTTGTAGACCCCGACACAGGCGACGATCTTACCGAGATGTCCACGACCGGATCGTTTGCGGTCAGCGCCCCGAATGGCGTGCCGCAATCGTTAAGTGGCGTTGCCCCCGTGCTGCTGAACAATGGCGGTCTGAGCGACTCCGCCATTTCCCTGAACGCTTTGCGAGCGGGGTCAAGCGTATCTCCGACAGGTCTTAGTGCAGGTAACTTGAGCGCCCGGATTACAGACGGCGTTACGACGCTGACCAGTCAGACCATAACGGTAGTGGCAGCGGCTTCCACACTGACCGCCACCGAAGGTAATGTCACCAACATCGTGGACGACGGAACGACCACGACGTTCGACCTCTCGGGACATTCGACCGACGCGTTCAACACCAGCTACTCCATCAGTTCGGCTGATCTTGCCGCGGACTTACCGATCTGGCTGGCAACCGACATCTCGGGCGATGGCTCTGCGGGCAGCCCGTGGGTTGCTGTGGACTTGTTCATCCCGAATAGCGATGTCGTGGAATACACCCGCGAGTGGATCGATGGCAGCGATGGCAGCGAGCTTGCGCGCGGGGCGTCCTACGTACTGGCCGCATCTGCCACCGCAGACACCCACATCGACTATCGAGTGCAGGCCGCCAATGCGGCGGGGCTGTCGGAGCAGGCGACTTCGCGTGTCCAAAACCCGCCGTTGCTGTCGGACGCGGAGATCTCCGCACTGTTTACCGGCACCGAGCGCGGCGGGTATCACGACGCGGCGGCTCTTCCGGGGGGCGATGGCAGCAGTGTTGCGGCGTGGCCCGGATTGTCTGCGAACGAAACCACCCTAACCACAGTTTCGGCTTCTGTTCAGCCGCTGTTGCGCAAGCAAAACGGGTTGGCGTGGATCGAGCCTGACGGCATTGATGATACGTTCGACGCGGGCCGGGTACTCACCGGGGCATCGCAACTTTCCTTCGCGTTCTCGTGGGAGACGCCTTCGGACGTGTCCATCAATAACCAATGTGAAATTTTAGGGGACCGGAACTCTTCAGGCGCGTTCAACGGCGGTCTGAGCATACAGTTTCGAGAATATCTTAAAGTGTCTCTGAAGGACGGCACACAACTCACCGGACAGACGCCGAGTAAAGCCGCACCGAACGAAAGTCAGGCCGTAGTAGTGCTGATAGATTACACCGCCGCGACCGACACGGATCGCATCAAAATCTACGTGAATGGCGTCCAGCAAACGCTCACATTCTCGGGCGCTTTGACAGGGACTGCCGGAGCGGTGGCTGACAGAGATCAGCACTACTTCTCGGCGGGGGCGGGCCTCTACTCTGATGGTAAGTTTTATTCGACGTTGCTGATCGACAGGCTTCTCACGCCAGCCGAGATCACAGGGATCACAAACCGATTCCGCTTCAAAAACGGGACACTCTGACATGGCTGTAATTACCTCATCAGGCCCCGATATCACGGCAGCTGACCTGCCGTCGTTCGGATACAATCTCTCCTACATTACTGATAGCGGGCAAAGCCGCGTGCTGAACCGCTGCCTGCAAGCTGGGGGGCCTCGTCGGGACGGAGCGCGCTTTGAACCTCAGTATCTGGATGCGGATGGTCAGCTTACATCGCTTCCGCCGGGGGTCACCCGTGTGACCTACAATCTGCTGCGCAGGGTGCCTAGCATCACTGACGCGCAGGCGGCAGCGTTGTTCGCCACAATGAACAAGCAATACCGCTTGACTTGGGAGAATGGCCCAGCGACAGCCACTTTTTTCTCTCCGGTCAACGTCGTCTCCCAAAATGACCGAAACATTGTCTTCACGTTCCCCGACCTAAATTATTACGACGCGCGGTTCGATGGCTGCGATGTTGATGGCTGGCCGACGAATGTAACGCTCGTGGAAGTCGAGAAAGAGGCCTTGTTGGCCCAAGGCGAGGTTTGGGACCCTGATTTTCTTGGCATTATCGGGGAAGACCCGGCCAACTACCTCAAGCCCGCACATTACCGTTTTATGGATTGGTGCGGCACGAACTGGTCCCCCCAAGTTACGTGGGCAGACAGGACCCCTCCGACCGCGCTTGAGCAGCGAACCGTTTCTTATGAGCTAATGATCAACCTGTGCAACCGGATGCAGGTCGATCCTTGGTTTTGCATCCCGCACATGGCTGATGATGATTACGTCGTCCAGCTTGTGCAACTCGTCAATGCAACCCTAGACCCGAACCTTACTCCGCGTTTTGAATACACAAACGAGGGCTGGAATTATAATTTCAGTCAGTTTGGATACCTAGCCCAAACCGGCGAGACTGTTTTCGGGACGACGGACTTGACAGAATACCAGCATTATTACGGAATGCGTGCCGCTCAGGTGATGAGGATCGTTACCGATACAATCACACGCACGAACTACCGCCGGGTGCTTGCTTGGGGCCGCGTGCAGCACACCGACAATATCTTTACCGCGTCAAAATGGCAGGCGGTGGATCCGGACAACTATATCGCGCCCTACAAGCTCTTTGATGACTTCGCCACCAATATCTATTTCGGAGATGCTCTCTTGAGGCGAAACGACATCTGGACGACTTTACGTGACAGCGGCCACGCCGCGGCGCTCGCTCTTCTAAAATCCCTTCTGCCTTCCGCACCAGATGCGGAGATCACTCATTTCAACTTCTGGCAAGGGAAGTGCGAAAAATACGGGTTGTCGTTCATTTCTTACGAAGGCGGACAACACTGCAACCTAACCTCTGTAGTGTCTCTTAGTAACCTGAACGGCGTAAACCTATTTGAGACGGATTTAATTGTGCCGGACGCTGCCGCTTTCCAAGTGGGCGAAACCGTCACGCAATCCGGTGGCGGCTCGGGGACAATCCTGCGCATCCAGGACGGCAAGATATTCATCGATACGGATGCGAAATTCGTCACAAATGTTGCCGTGACGGGCGGCACCTCTGGGGCCTCTCAAGTCCCTACATCAGCCAACCTAAACAACCCGAAAGCGGGCGTCATGGATCTGATGGAGGACTGGCAGTATTCCGACGAGATGGGCGCCGCCGAGAACAAGAACCGTGGGAACTTCCGCAAGGCAGGCGGCAGGGACATCACACTTTTCTCAGATATATCCATCGGGTCGAAGGACGGTTTCTGGGCGCTTCTGCCCTATATCGGCGCTGATACCGGGACTATGCGGGGGGTGCAGTCGTTCTTTGCTGCGAACCCCCGCAGCTACCTTCGGACGCGCGCGAAGCCCTTGGTGACGTGATCCGGCGCTATCCTTTGCGGCCCTCGTGGTAGTACACATTGCCATCCCTGATGATCCCGCTCTTGCCGCGCCGCCCGACGATGAAAAGGATGAGGCGAACGAGCCAAAAGCCTTTCTCGGGGCTAGTGCTCTCCGCAACAGCCTTAAGAGTATCTACGGCGTGGACGCCTGACGCGATGTGCTTTTTACCGTCCGGGGTGGTCATGAAGGCGATGTCGTAAGAACCGCGATAGATCTTAAAGCCGTCTAATTTCCAGCCATCGGCGGTTTTCGACCACTGCGGAGGGACATCCTGCGCGGCGTAGTTTACAGTTAGGTCAGCCATGATCGAACCTCTAAAGTTCGGTTTTGGTCAGGACGGGGGGAAGCGTTAGGGCGCGCCCCCGTCCGACTGTATAGCCCTTTCGGATAGCCGTACGTCAACGTTTTTTAGGTTAACCACCTCATAAACTTGCGCCCGCCACTCCCCCACGACCACGACAGACGGAGACGACATGGCCTTTCTCAGACGGATCACGACAGGCGTGGTCTCGCACTTTGGTATGCGAGTATCAGAGTGGGCCATGATTTGGCCTTGCGCGGCCATGGGCTTCGCGCTCAACGTGCAGCGGGACATGTTCGACACGTCGCCTAGCTTTGCAAAGTTGGCTGGTTGGCTTGACGAACCCGAGTGGGCGTTCCTGGCGCTGATCTGTGCGATTGTTCGGCTTGCCGCCCTCACGGTCAACGGGACGTTCGCATCCTTTCCGTATTCCCCGCACATCCGCATCGCGGCGTCGTTTCTGTCGGGATGGTTCTGGTTTCAATTCACAGCCGGGTTCGCGTCCGCTGCCTTGGCGGGAAGCGGCGCGTGGTCGGCGGTCTGCGCCTACAGCACCTTGCTCATCCTCGAAGCGGTCAATGTCTACCGCTCATCGAAAGACCTGACACGACTGAATGCGGGGTGAGGCCCTTGGAAAACATCACCCCCGAGAACGTCGCCAACGGGCTGGCGCTGCTGGTGTTCGCCATCCTGTCGGGCCTTGGCCTCTACAGCGGGCGTAGGGTCGGCAAAGCGGAGCCTCAATCCTCAATGACCGTAGCGGGCGCGCTGATCGACGGCAAAGACGCCCGTGAACTCAAGGATGCAATGCTACGCTGCGCCGAGGCGACGGAAGAGAGCGCGCGGCAAGTTGAGAGGGCCACAGCCCAAATGCAGCGGATGACCGACGAGCTTATTCGCGGCCAACGCTAACCACCCCCGACAACTCACCGACCCACACCCGCCCCGGCGGGGCCAACGTGCTGCACAGGAGGCAGATATGGAGATCACCCCCCGCGTGGCGATGGAAGTCGCTTCGCATGAAGGCGTCGTACGCCAAGCCTACAAGGATAGCGTCGGGGTCTGGACGTGGTCGGTCGGCCTGACCTCTGCCACCGGTCACAACGTCCGGCGCTATATCGACAACCCCCAGCCATTGGAAAAATGCCTGTCGATCTTCGTCTGGGCGCTGAACAACTATGCCGAGGCGGTGCGGGCCGAGTTTGAAGGCCACGTCATGAGCGAGGCTCAGTTCGCGGCGGCGCTTTCCTTCCACTGGAACACGGGTGCCATCCGGTCGGCGTCGTGGTGCGATTACTGGAAGGCCGGGAACATGGCCGAGGCGCGCGAGCGTTTCATGCAGTGGCGCAAGCCTTCTGAGATCATACCCCGCCGGACGGCAGAGGCCAAGCTGTTGTTCGACGGAGTTTGGTCCAGCGACGGCAAGATGACCGAATACACCCGCCTCACGTCGAACCATACTCCCGTGTGGTCGTCGGCGCAGCGCGTCGAGATCGATGACACGCTGCAACGCCTTCTTGGCAGCACCGAACCGGAGGCCCCCACCGACCCTTTGGCCGAGATCGCCGCCATCCGCGCGGCGCTGAACCGGCTGGAAGCTCAGCTAGGAGAGACGGCATGAACATCGGCAAGGTTGTGCGTGACGCGGTGGGACAGGTGGCCCCCAGCGTCGGACAGGCTCTAGGAGGCCCCGCAGGCGGCTTCGTGGGCCGTCAGGTGTCCCAAGTGCTGACGGGCCGTCCTGACGCCTCAGAGGACGCCCTGCGCGCTGCGGTGGCCGAGATGACGCCAGAACAGGTGGCGAGCCTCGAAGCCATCGAGTTGCAGCTTACCGAGCGCGAGCGGATCGCTGCCGGGGACCGTGCTGACGCGCGTGATCGGCAACAGGTATCGAATGACCAGACCCCGGCGCGGCTGGCTTATCTGAACCTCGGGCTTCTGGCTGCTGTCATTGCCGCGCTGCTGGCAATGTCATTCTGGTCAATCGACCCGCCTCAAACCGTTCTCAGCGTCGTCACCATGTTGATCGGCGCACTGCTGGCGCGCAATGAGCAGATCGGCAACTTCTTCTTCGGGTCCACCACAGACAGCCGCCGAAAGACCGGGCTGCTGGCGGGTCGGAGAGGCTGACATGAGGCGGGCGGCGCGGCGAGCCATTGGCTACGTCTCGTGTCGCTCACGCTATGCAGCCACAGGGGATCTAAGGTCGTGGTGCGCCCACGCCCATGACAACCAGAACCGATGGCACTGGCGCGTCCATGTGGCGATCTGGGATGGCATATTTGAGGTGCTGGGGCAGCGCGATCACTGCGCCCGGTCTAGCGCCCTGTGGCGGCGGTATCATCGGCTGAGATTACCAAGGCAGAACGACACCTCGAACGCCCTTGGACTTGGCATATCGAACAGTGGACCAAGTTCCTGATCGCTGCTTTTCCGGGCCGTCCGGGGCTGCTATCATCCGGTCAACGGAATGGACGATCTCGCGATTGCGTGGCAGGTAGTCCAGCGGCTCGCGCACCTCATCAGCTTCACAGAAGGCGCGCAGGGCCGGGTTGATCGGTGGATGCGCCACCGTGCGAAGGCCAAGGCTCACCGCGACCCCATGGGCCTGCTCGTCAAAGCCGAAGCAGTCGCCGTGGTGAAGCTCGGTCGCGCCCATCTCGACCAGCGTGCGCCGCAGCCGTGCCAGCGTCTCCGCAGGCCGCGCATGTCGTGATCCGGTGACGCCGACTTTCATGCGCTATCCTACCTCATGGCGGGGCTGCGGTGAATCCCCTAGGACGGGTCTAGGGTGCATAAAGCCGTTTCCGACGACCATAGTTGATTGCCTGATACCGCCGCAGCCAGATCCAGCGCCCGCACTCCATCCGAGCCGGTAGCCATGCGAAGGCGGGGGTGTATGACGTTGCCATGCGGGCTATCTCCTATGGGCGGCGAAGGCCGCGGGGGCTAGGCGCGGCGCAGAGCGGCAAGATCGTCGTCGGTCAGGCCAAGGCTTCTCGCCTTCTCTTCGGCCTCTCGCTTCGCGTCGATCACCATCTGCGCCCGATCATCTTCCTTGCTGGCCGGAACCATGTTAACAGGTCCGAACCATGCCGCGCCCTTCTTCTCAAGCGTCACGGACATGACGGTTCCGTTCGTGCCTTGAACGTCCGCACCCTTCGCCAGCCGAACGGCGGTCGCCTCGGTCTCGCAGATGTGCTTGATGTATTGCCGCCCGCGCCCTTCGGTCAGGTCAGTGTTCACCGTAACGGCAAAGGCTTCTCGGGTTTCTCTCTGTTCGTCTGGCATCGTCTCTCTCCTGTATAGTGGTGGGGGCGGGGTCAGAGGTAGTTGTCGCTGTCGAGCCGGTCGATGATCGCGTGAACCTCGGCCTTCCTCCCGGCATTGATGACATCCTGCGGGGTCTCGCCGCCAAGCTGCGGATGCGGTGAGCCGATCCACTGGCCGATCTCTTCCGACGAGTAGTAGGCGCGAAGGCGGTCAGCCACGCGGAAGCACTCGGGATGATATGGCCCGGTCTTGCTCTTCTGCTGGCGGTCGCAAGCCCGGCAGACCCAGACGCCATAGTTCCGAGCGACCGCCACGTTGTAGGGCGCCTCTCGACCGCATGGCCCGCATTGGAATGATCCTGTCAGCACGTCGCTATCCTCTCCATCCAAGTCCATCCGGGGGCGCGGCTAGTCGGCCGGAGCATCGTCAAACGCCAAAAGTTCTTCCCGAAGGCTGGTAGCATTGCGGGCGGCATATTCCGCCTTCCTATCCTCTTCCTCGATCTTTTCCAGCAAGCGCTGGCGCATCGTGTCGCGGTCACGCACAGCCCCGGCTTTCCGATAGACCGGCGAGCTAGTCCCGTTCGGGTGGCGCAGGTCAACGATGTCTTCGCGCCGATAGTGGACCTCTTCCCCGTGCGGGATTTCTTCCAGGTCCTCGATATTTGCGATCAGCTCAAAATCAGCGCTTTCGGTGCAAACTGACCGACCACCGTTGCGGCTATCGGACCATCCGTTTTGCAGGAAGCGAGATCAAAAGTTCATCCAGTAGATGTCCAAGGGCCTACCCTCGTGCACGATGGCGATGCGCGCCTTGCAGTGGTAGTCACCGAACGAACCAAAGTCATTCCAACCAAGCTCCGGTTTCCACTGCCATTTGAGAATGTCTCCGTCTCTCACCCGGTATCTCCTTGCTACGAAAAAATTACGAACGGCTGCCTGTCGCGACTTGTGCTATTGCGTTGCCGTTGCGCGCCGCCCGCACCTCAGAGAAGGCGGCACCGGGCCGTGGACACAATCCCTGTAAGTGATTGAATCCGTTGGCCTCCGTGAGGCGGCAAAGTGTCCACCTGATTTCTGGCAAGTGGTTGATTTTGCTTGATTGACGGTAGGCCCGGAGGGACTTGAACCCCGTTTTTCGGCCATTGATTTCATTGGTGAAATAGGGATTTGTGTCCCATTGGGATACCCGAAAATGGGTCCGTTGGACACAATCATGATTTTCGCTCCATCGCAGCACGGCACATTTCGAAAAATTCATCGTCACCCCAATCTGATCGGGCAACGTTTGCCATGGTAGTGATAAGTCGCACATTGCCCGGCACATATCCGCCAACGGGGATGATCCTGTCGAGGCTCATTGCCCTTGGATTTCGTAGCCCGCCTTCATGCGCGCCGAAAGCAAAGGTCATGCCCGTCAGCGCGCACCGGCAACGCTGTTGGCGCAGCAATTCGATGACCATTTCCTCCGTCATCTGGAAAAGCACGTTCTTCCTTGTCGCACGCTTTCGTGCCCGGGCTACAGCCAGTTTCGCCGCTTCGCCTACGACCTTGGTATTGTATAGGTATTTGCGCGCGGTGCGGGGCGTGGATTGCGCAATATTAACTCCGCTCCGGGCAAGCTCGTAGTGCAAGATAAACTCCGGACTGCCTGGCTCCGAGAAGATAACCACACGGTTTGAAGGGTTGCCCTTCTCGCGCACGCGATAGCGCACTCGACCACCCCGCAGGTTCTCCACGATCAGCCCGGGGAACTCGATCTTCTCGGATTTACCATTAGCCAAAGTCCAACTCCCTAATTGACGCCATCGCAGACGCCGC